TATAAAACTAAATGTCATATTTTTTTCTCCTTACATGAACATATGAGCTGCTATGGCACCTATTGAAGCCACTATTACTACCCAGAATAATCTATTTATTAAGTTAACGGTTCTGGCATTCTCGTCAACTTTAAATGATATATCGTCTATCTTCATTGATAACTTATTCATTCTTTCATACATTTTATTATAGTTATCTTGTAAAGATAGAATCTTTTCTTCTGCTCTGGCCATGGAAACCATTGCGTCAGTTAATCTATCTAATTTTTCTTCTATTGCATCTAACCTATGGTCCATGTCAGCCATTAATAACACCCTCTTTTATTAATCGTTCTCTGTTTTTAAGATGAGCTTCTATTATCTCCGTTTTACTTTGACCATGATATTCAACGCCATATCCATTATCTATCATCTTCATTACTAATGAAGTACTTTCAGTTAATTCTCTTCCTATCATTCGTTTTTCTTCTATTTCGATATCGCCAAGTATTCTACCAAATTTTCCTTTTGAATCGTATGATTTACAAACTAATTTTACTATACTTCCTACCGGTAAAAGATTTCGAACATATTCTTTCGATAATAATCCAAATTTTTTTTCTTCTAAATCTCTTGTCCTGGATTCGGGTGTATCGATACCTTCTAAACGAATTCGTTCTTTATGTATCCACACGCCGAAACCAAGATCAATATCCACGTCGAGTGTATCGCCGTCAACTATTCTTAATACTTTAGCATTATATTCGTACATAATTACCCTATACTATGAAGCATCCTTTCTATGCCAAATGGCCCAAAGGATCCATATTGCGATTAAACCCATAACGCCTTGACTACCTAGTCCAGCTAACATAGCTGAGACGTTATCAACTACACTCCAATCGCCAGGAATGAAAGGCACACTGCCTATTCCTAACACTTCAAGTATAATTGCGAGAGCAGCAACGCTTACACCAACGTCGGCAAGTGCGCCTGCCCACCCTCTGATTTTTACTAATATTTCCATAGTTCCTCCTATGTTTAATCGACGACGCTAATTCTTTTTAAAACTTTAATCTTCTGCATTATCATTTTTACCCATTTGTTTTTTACTTTTACCTTTTCTTCTTTTCATAAGTTTATCTAACATTGCACTTCCTTGACCAGGCGTCATATTACTCATTTTTTTAACTGATTCTGGAGAGCCATAATCTGCTAAATAATTTTCATCTATATCTTTTCCGCCTGCTAAATCCCGATACATTTTTCTAACCTGAGATTTAGGCATACGGTCGACTGAATCTATCATTGAAGGTTGTTTTACAATTTTTCTTAACTGTTGTTTTATATCACTTGGACTTCTTCCAACCATTATCATATCAGGCAGTCCTTCTATCTTAACTCTAAACATCATACCGGTTTCATTACCAGTTGTCATTCCTTCTTTTACATTTTCATTTCTAGCTTTCTGATCATAATAGTCTTTGTGTTTATCATGTGTACGATCATATGCTGGTAACTTATCATAATCATGGCCATCTTTTGCTGCCATTCTCTTGGCTTTTTGTAAGTAATGATAGCTGTGATCACCAGGAGTTTGACCAATCGATTCATTTGTATTATTCATTTGCATTCTATTTTTAATATCTCTTTGAGCTTGATTTTTAGCTTTTATATTACTTTTTTGAGTATTTAATTTAGAATGTTGTGCCATGGCTGTACTACGATTAGGACCTGTTACTTTTGATAAACTACCCATTCTTCGAGTTATACCTCCAGCTATATCTTCGTTTGCTTTTTTCATCATATCCCTTATTTTATCTATTTTATCTTTTTCTCCGGGTTTTAACAAATCATCTCTTTTCTTTTTGTTTATTCTTTCTATAGACTTGGCATATTCTGCAGAGCTTTCATTTTTTTTCTGCATTAATCTATTTCTTTTTTTAATATCTTTTTCTATATTCTTATCGATATCGTAATGAGTACTTTCATTTTGTGGTCCGCGTTTGGCAGATAAATAAGCTGCTATAGCTTGATCACGTCTTTTATCTTTGGAGTTTGCTTTAAATTGTGGAGCATCTGACTTTTGAAAATCTTTAATCCATGCACCCATTCCATCTGATACTTTTAGTGGCATTTTATTTTCCTCTTAAATCTTTATCTGCGCCATAGTAAGTTCCCTTACCTTTACCAATATAACTGTTTACTCTTGCCATGGCCCATTGTTGTGGAGTAGTTCCTGGTCTGTGCCCAGTTTTCCATGCAGCCATTCCTCTATTATAAACTTTTTTAAGAGTGCCTAATGAAATGCCAGACTTACTTGCTTTTTTCTTTAAGCCTTCATTTTCTACTATATGTTGCTTAAATTTTAACATTATACTTTAGTCTCCCTATTTTTCGTTACTGCAGCTCTTAATCTAGCACGATCCATCATTCGATCGTGTTTTCTTTTATCACCTTCTTTTTCTCTTTCAATTTTAGCTTTAGTCATTTTTATATCTTCACCATACATTTTTCTAAATTTTATAGTATGTTTGGATAATTTAGTTTTAGCATTTTTATCACCTGGCGCTGGTTTATATGCAGCAGGATTATCGTCATCCATATCCGCACCTTTTTCAAAATGTCTAGCTCGAGACTGTTTAGTCGATTTAGACATTTCTTTACCTTTAGCATCTTTAGCATAATAACCTTTAGGTTGTTTGCCTTTTCTTTCAGGACCAATATCAGGATCTTCACCTTCATATATTTCATTATCTAAAGGACTCCATTCTTGAAATGTCAATGGCTCAATATCATGTAGCCATTTTCTTAAATGGTGCCCATTCGAAGTTTCTACAATAACGTAATTCGGGCCTTTTTTTACTATTTTTGTAACTTCATCATTTTCTTTTACAATTACTCTATCATTAATTTTAAAAATCATACCCTTTACATATGCCTCTCTGATATCTGAAAGTTTTTCTAATTGAATTAAATTTTGAAATATCTTTTGTTCTCTTAAACCCATTCCCATTCTTACTGAATTATATAATTTTTTTGCTTCAGTATTGGACATATTTCTTGGTAGTCCTTGTGAAAATTTTGTAAAATCTTTTTGTTCAACTGCTTGACGCATTTTAGATGCTGACATTCCAGTTGCACCATCAGCATCTGGATCTCTTTCACCCGCTGATATAACATTTATTTTTTCAAAATTATAAAATCCATGACGGGCTTTTTTACCGTTATACTTATTAAGTAATATTTTAAATTCGTTGATACGATCTGATCCAACAACTAAAGATACATGTTTATAACCTTCATTATATAATTTAGTTGCCACATCAAAAACATTCTTTATTTTTTTATCAGCCATTATTTGCCGAGCATGTTTAGGAAACATTTTACGTGCATATTTAATTTTTTCAACAAATGTTAATGGATTTTTCTTTTTATCTTGTGTTTGAGATAGATAAACTCGATAAGGATTTTTACCAGATTTTTCTGATAATGATTTCATTAACTTTTCATGACCAATAGTCGGAGGATTCATTCTACCAAAAGTAAAATAAACTCCTCTACTTTCTTCAATTAAATATGATTTAAACGAATTTACCACTATTTTTTCTTCCTTGCAATTTCTGCTCTTCTTTTCTTTGGCATTAATCTTCTCTGTAAAACATCTAATCGTTTTTGAAAAGATGGTCTACTTAATCTTTTCTCTATTGAAGCTTTTGCCACATCAGATAATTCTGATTTTTTACGACCTTTTAATAACTTATCTGCTACTGCTTTTCGAGCTGATCTTCTTGATCTTTTCTTTAAAACTGGATCGCGAGCTAGTCTTCTTTTTGCTTTCTTACGAGCAAGTTTGAGAATAGTCTTACGTCTTTTCATATCTCTGGCTTTTTTTCTACGACCAGAAATAGATAAGACTTCGTTTAATGTTTGGGAATCTTCGAAGAGTTCAACGTCTTCTTGCGTAAAATTTTTAAATGATAAGGGCTTATCTGCCATTTTTATCTCCCTGGTTTATCCCATCCCTTGATTATATTGGGTGAAAAGTTAGCGAATGAAAATTCCATTCGATCAACTATTTTCACTGCATCACCACCAAGTTTATCTATTGCTACATAACCTTCTTGACCTGTAGAACGATATCCTCTATTTGTTTTTAAAAATGTATTCGTCTTATTTAGTTTATTTAATATATTTATAAGTTTTAATTTTGCTAAGACTATTACTTTTTGTAAATCAAACATTCTTTTTAAACTTTTTTTATTGCCATCAGAAAAAAACATTAAGATTTTTTGGAGCTTTGCTTTTTGACCGGCTTGGCCTTTTTCTGTTTTCCTTTTATCGATTTCTTTTTGGTATTTTTGTTTAATCCAATTAATGAGCTTGGAAACATGATTACCTGTATTAACGACCACTTGACCTTTGCGTATATAGCTATTATTAAATTGCTCAATGAGTTGAGCCAACTCACGATTGCTTTCCAAAGTTTTAAGGGTAGTTGAACTAATTTGGTTAAATAAGAACCCAGCGTGACTAAGATATTCATTAACTTCCTCCGTATCTTTTTTTGTCATCGTATAATTAGTCATATCTCTTAACATAGCGTCTTGAGAAAAAACATTTGCACTTTTTTTAAATTGTTTTATATTTACACCATAAGAAGCTTTCATCGTTTCGAAAGATCTACCACTATATGATGTATGCCATACGATACCCATTTTTGCTTTTTTAACTGTTTTAGCCATCTCTGTGCCATTTGGGATAGCATATACAATTGTATTTGGGTGAAACGTAACGTATTGTTTTCCTTTTATTTTAGATATTGTTAAATCTTGTTTTGAGAATAAAAAATCACCTTGAATAACTCCTTTAATTCCAAGTTCTGGTAAATATTTTAATGCGTCTTTTAGCTTAATAGCCAAACTCCCAGAAGTATCAGCATCAACGTCCTTAGCATTATAATATACTTTTGGTGATTTATTGAAAATCCCCTTTTTCGCAACAAAGAAATTACCGTTTCTGGGATCAATACCAGCAAAAATAGCAGGAGCACCATCCCACTTAACACTAACTGACCCATCTTTCACACCTCCTAATGTATCTCTCATTGATCTAAGAGCAAGAATAGCTTCTCTTGTACCTTTCACTCCGCCATAGAGAACTTTGTCCTCTATATGCGTCATATGAGTATTTTTTTGCTCAGCTATAAAATCTATAAAGTTCATTAAATTTTTACTCTTGGTTTAAT